TCAAGGAACACATTTATGGGATCGATTATGTTGGGCAAAAGAAAATCTAGAGCCTTATAGATCAGAATATTGTGTTGTGTGGGAAGATCAAGAAGATCCTGATAATCCTGCAAAGGTAACTCATCCTGATCCTAATTGGATGGCTTGTGCTTTGAAAGGTGGAATATTACCGCCAGTAGAGGTTTATTGGGAATTGAAAAAGGATGAAGAAAAGCCTGACTTCACAAAACACACTAGAGGTTATTTGTTGCATAATACAAAGCCTTTAGATGCAATGACTGAGGAAGAAAGTATTGAATATTTAATTATGAAAGATTTACCTCGTCATGTTTGGATGAATTGGGATAAGGCAAATAAACCACGATTAGTTATCTGCAAAAAATCACAGTTACCAAAAACAAGAACATGGAGAAATTCATGGAAAATATCAGAAGAATTAACAATCAACCAACAAGAGGTGGCTTAAATGACTACAAATATAATTGATAAGGATGGGAAATCTATCGATGCCTCAACCGCAACTGTACCTTCAGATCGACATTTTAGAAATGCATGGACATTAAATGGTTCTGTAATTACTGAAGATCTAACTGAAGCTAAAGTTATTTTCAAAGATAAAATTAGAGAAGTTAGAAAAGAATTATTAGAAGCTGAAGATGTTGTCTATATGAAGGCATTAGAGGCAGACGATGCAAGTGCAAAAAGTGCTTCTGTTACTAGAAAAACATCATTAAGAGATGCCCCTTCAGCAAGTGCAATAACAAGTGCCTCAACTATAGCTGAATTAAAGTCAGCATGGGATGCGGATTTATTAGGTGCAAATCCTTATTCATAGGAGATTAAATTGAGTTCACAATTAAATGTAGACACCATTGTAGATAAAGCAGGGTCAGGTGGCACGAATGTAAAGATAGGTAATACCTCAACCTATGTGTCTGATGGTGGTGCAGTTATACAAAATACTGTACAAGGATTGGCTAAAATGTGGGTTCACTTTGCAGGTTCTGGTAGTCAAACTGTTGGAGACTCTTTTAATCATGCTAGTATTACTGATGATGCTGTTGGAAGGTATACAGTTGATTACACTAACAACATGAATAATACTAGCTATTCTGGAAGCTACGATGCTACAGCAGTTAATAATAATTCTGGAGAAGCAACATATATTCAAACTCATGGAACAAGTGCTGTTAGTGTAAAGCATTATGAAAATGGAACTAATTATGACAGTTCCGAAAATGTTGTTACAATTCACGGAGATTTAGCATAATGGCATCACAATTAAAAGTTAACACCCTTACTGGTGTAACCACAGCAGGATCTATTAATGTTACTGGTGAAGGCAATAGTACAACAACTAATCTGCAACAAGGGTTGAGTAAGGCATGGGTAAACATTGACGGCACGGGTACAATAGCATCAAGGGATTCATTCAATGTATCAGGATTAGTAGATAATGGAACTGGTGATTACACTATTAACTTTTCAGTATCTATGTCAGATACAAATTACTCACCATCTGGCACAACATCAGTTGTAAATGATGGGGGTTCAACCCCAAGAAGTGCAATAGCAGAATGTGCAACACTAGCAACTCACCAAATTAGAACAATAGTAAGCTATCACGAAAACACCAAGCTAGACAGTGAAATAGTAAGTAATCAAATATTTGGAGACCTCGCATAATGGCTAGTATAGGAGAAAACAAATGAGTACATTAAACGTAGATGCACTAGTTGGAAACACCTCTGCTAATGCTATAACTGTTAGAGGTGAAGGTTCAGCTACTACTAGTTTACAGCAAGGGTTGGCAAAGGGTTGGACATTCACTGCTGATAATGCTGTTGCTGACAGTTTTAATACAAGTGCTTTAACAGATAATGGAACTGGTGATTATAGCTTTACAATTACAAACAATATGGCAAACGGAACATTTTCTGTAACTTCTAATGTTGCAGAAAACATAGTTTTAATTTTGTTTAACATTGCTAGAACAACAAGTGCTTATAGAATTGGATTAGCATACATAGATGGCAATAAATATGATAAAAATTCAAGCACTGTTATACATGGAGACCTCGCATAATGGAGATAGAGGCAACATTACTATGGAACTTAGTTCTGACTTTAGTGATATTGCCTTTTGGATGGGCATTTTCAAAAATGTTTGCTGAAGTTAAAAGACTACAAATCCTGCTAAATAAAACTCGTGAAGAATATTCCACAAAAGAAGATCTCAGAGATACGTCAGGTCGTGTAATGGAGGCACTACATAGACTTGAAGATAAATTAGACAAAGTTCTTTCCAAATAAAGGATAGCCAATGATAGATCCTATTTCAGCATTCTCAATGTTGACTACGGCTCATAGTGCCTTAAAAAAAATTGCCTCAATGGGTAAGGATCTAAATTCAGCTACAAAATTTGTAACGCAATATGCCAAAGCAGAAGCTGAATTAGGCTTTGCTAAAGAGCAAAAGAAAAAAGGCATATTTGGCTCTGTTATGGATAATGCAATAGAAGAGCATTTTAAGGAAGAAGAGCAAAAGAGATTAAAAGACGAACTCAGGTCATTATTCCTTTTATATGGTGCAGATGGAATTGGTCAGTGGGAAAGATTGCAGGCAACGATTGCTTCAGCAAGAGCCAAACATCGTAAACAATTAAAGGAAATGCAAAGAATTAGAGACCGCAACACACTCATAGTTGTCTGTACTATTTTAATAACATTAGGAGCAGGCGGTATTATTTTATTAGCGAATTACCTTAAATATGGTTCAGCATTCTAGCACGAAAGCAGGCAGGATAGCTGAGTTCTTTGCTTGCGGTGTTATAGAGGATTTAGGTTGGCAAACATCGCTGTGTCAGCAAGATGGAGTTGACCTGATAGCTTTTAAGGACAATGAGTATATTCGTGTTCAGGTTAAAGGCTCTAGCATCAAGAGAAGCCTGAGAAACAATGGTTTACAATTTATGATGGGTTTAGGATCTAATAAAAGATTTCCTAATTCAAATGATTACGACATTGCCTGCATGGTCTCCACTTATCACCGAAAATGTTGGTTTGTTCATGTTTGCAATATACAGCGAAAATCAATCCGCAGACCCAAAGCCTTTTTTGAAAATACCGAACTTGAATATGAGAGTTGGGAAAAGTCACTAGATATTTTTAGGGAAAATAAAATTCATGGAAAATATTAATTTTAAAATTTTTAAAGTTTTTAACAAAATCGGAAACATTTTTTACAGAAGATATATCCGACAGATCAGAAAAGAGCAGAGCAGATGAAAGAGCAAGGCATCCATTTAAACTTATTAAATCAAATCCGCAGACATGAGGGATTGAGATTAGACCTCTATTTTTGCAGTGAAAATGTTCAAACGATTGGATATGGCAGGGCAATCGGTCTCAATGGCATATCAGAAGCTGAAGCAGAATTTATGCTTTTAAACGACCTTTTAGCCTGCGAGAGTGAGTTGAAAGATGAGGGATGGTATAATCAGTTAGATGAGACTAGAAGGGCAGTCGTGCTGAATATGGCTTTTAATTTAGGCAAGCCAACTCTATTAAAATTTAAAAAATTTATTGGTGCATTGTCTGACGATGACTATGAAACTGCATCAAAAGAAATGGTCACTGGATCAGATGGTGTTAGTCCTTCTAAATGGGCATCTCAGGTTGGCAAAAGGGCATATGAATTAGCTGACCAAATGCGTACTGGTGAATGGCAGGATGTTTAAGGTATTGATTACAGTTTGTATGATTAACAATCCCACACAATGTATGTTTATAGAAAATACCCAATATCCAGTAGTTTATGAAACCTTTGAAAGTTGCAAAGCGAGAGCCTTAGAAATTGGCTCAGAAGTTCCAAAGTATTTACCCAAATGGAAAGCAACAAGATGGAAATGCACAAAGATTAGGGAAGGAAGATTTACATGATACCTTTAATAACAGCACTTGCACCATTGATCGGAGACATAGTTAAGGAAGCTATTCCTGATCCTGATAAAAAAATGGATGCTGAGAATAAAGTTAGATTAGCATTATTAGAAAATTCTAAGCAGATTGAGGCTTCAGCAAGTTCTATTATATTGGCTGAGGCAAAGTCAGAAAGTTGGATAGCTTCTAGTTGGAGACCAATCT